GCCAAGACCATGCTGTGTGGCAACTGTGCGGCTTTTGATGTTTCAGACAAGATGTGGTCTTGTATCGAAGATGGTATCAAAGGCGACAGCAAAGAAGTTGATGCTATGGCAACAATACACAAATCAGATCTAGGTTACTGTAACTTTTTACATTTTAAATGCGCTGGTACACGTAGTTGTACAGCATGGGTCACTGGAGGAGCGATAGATGACAAAGACAGAACAATATGAATTTAAATGTAACCACTGCGGACATCCCGCACATTGTGGACACGGTTGCGTAGACGAAACCTGCGATCACTGCCCAGAGTGTGCCTGTGTACACTGTCAAGCAGCCGTTGATCACGAAGAATAATGTTTCGAAGACATCAAGTAACACTGATGTCAAACCCCAGCTGTAGTAAATCTGTAGACGATCTAGACAGCAGCGATTTTCGATACTACGACAAAGACGGGTTTGAACTTAATCGAGCAGAACAGAAGTTCTATGCCGCTATGGGCCTACCCATTAACTATCCTTGTCTTAATCATACCTGTTGGCAAGAACCTTGGTTTGAACTCGAGTCTGCCGATCTAAATCTAATACTGGATCATTCAATATTTCTATGCCGTTGTAGCTACGAAGGCGCAGCCGAACAGCAACTTAAAGAACTTAAACAGTCAGTGCCCACAGCAGACTACCTATTAAGAACTCGTCGCAAATGGGGATTTGATTTTGCCCTAGATGCTGTCACTGCTGATGGTACTGCATTTGAAGTACTGCATGTAGAATACGACAACTACGACTACGATCTGTTTAAGAATCGCATGATTTGGTTTGAGTATATGGTTAGACATACCGATTGGTGTGATGCTGCTCTTAGAGTTTGGTCGCAGCGAGATCGATGGCAAACCCTACAGGGCTTTGATCAGAACCACTGGAAAGCTGATTATCTATTAGGTTGGAAAAAGGCTGAGTATACTGAAAAGACCGTATAAATATAGTATCTTATTTGGATTCTTGATATGAAAAAACTGCTACTATTACTGCTTGTTGTGCCTGTGTTAGCATTTGCACAAAAAGCCCCCAAAGGTGCGACCTATGATGCACAAATACTAAGAGTGAGTGATGGCGACACGATTGTGATCGCCGCCCCCTTTCTCCCACAACCGCTCAAACCAGAACTCGCTGTACGCATTTACGGAGTTGACACACCAGAAAAGGGCCACAGAGCCCAATGTCCGAGTGAAGATCAACGAGGACAAGCTGCTTCTGCCTTTACTAAGAACGCAGTCGCCACTACTCAAAAACATCAGGTCACCCTATACGGATGGGATAAGTTCGGTGGTCGTGTATTGGGCGATATCATTTTAAATGGTGTTAGTCTAAGATCGGAACTAATCCGCAATGGCTTTGCTCGTGAATACTACGGTGAAGCAAAACAAAGTTGGTGTAACTAAAATGCGCATTGAAACTTGCCAAGTATTTTCTCAGCTGCTGGAAAACTACGTAGACGAAGCTTCTACTTCGATGAGCTTGATTACTGGTCAGCCCGGAGGCAAAGAAGTTGTTATGGCTCTACATAAAGACATGCAGTTGGCTCATGATCAAGATTATAGACAGGTAGATAAGATTTCTTGGAGCGATCTCAAAGAGCCCTACAAAGGTGCATGGGTTATCATCCAAGGTGCCAAAGGCATAGGTGCCATCAAAGCAAGAAGCGGAACCTATGATGCTGTGGCCAGCAGTGGTGGTCCGATACAAACTACCACAGACGGACGTGGCGGAAATATATTAGATTTTCTTAAAAATGAGATTGGTAAGCTACAAAAGTTCTACGTTGGTCGAAACACTTCAGCAGTATCAGATAAAAGAAAAAAGCGTGATGATCAGAAAAAAGGCCTAGAAGCCGAAGTCAATCAGGAAACACTGATGAAAAAGTTTAAGCCGTTGTGGGCTCGTGCTATCACAGCAGCTATAGCTGATATCAAGGGTTATATTGCTAATCAAATCAAGAACGATGCATTTGAAAAGGCCAAACGCAAACTGAATCAAGTTGAAAATCTACAGAACGCATTAGAAGCATTAGAATCTGGAAACACAGATGTTCCCGGTTCAGTTAAGAGTGCGATCAATATCGCAGTGCTGATGGCAGCTAGTCATCACTATCCAGAGCAAACAGGATCTATATCTAGAGGCTACGCTAGCAGTTACTCTGCACAGAGATCCGAAGGGCCTAGCCAACTGCTCAAAGACATTGCCAATGGCGATCAGAAAAAACTAGGCACAGTCTTAGGTTTCTTTAAAAGGGCGTTGATCACAGGATGAAACTAAATCAAATACTCATTGAAGCCAACATCGCGGCTAAACTAAAAGATCCTAAGTTGATTAAGATGCTGGGCATTGCCATGCGTCACGACAGCACACTGCCTAAAACTAAAGTGGCTGCGCTAGGACCTGCCACATTTAGCAGTAATGTAGATTCTGCCAAACAAGAAGAGAATAATCAAAAAATTCTAAACCTATGGAGTGAGATTCTAGACGACAGTCTAAGAAGCACAGACTACGGTGACATTTCTGCAGACGGTAAGTTTGATGATTGGTTAACACGCATGTATGTCAACGGCGTTGTTGACTACGAAGACATCAACGGAGAAGGTGGTGATGCACTAGGTGCATGGAAGGCTCTTAGCATCCGTGGTAAACTACAGGAACCTCATCAAGATTTTAACAAGTTTAAGAATCTTCGTCAGATACAGAGCATTATTCAAAACCGTGACTATCGTAATGAACTGCAAAAGATCAAAGACGCTGAAGTTATTGAAAAACATAAACGTGAAAAGAAAGAAATCACTATTGTTGACGACGAACGTTATCTAGTGGTAGTTCCTTTCAACTACGGTAGCTGCTACACGTTCAACAACTCTGCAGGTTTCCAAGCCAGTTTCTGTACAGGATCTAGCTCAGGCCAGCGTTGGTTTGAACGCTATGCTCCAGACGGCCCGATTATTTCTGTTATAGACAAAGACAACGTTGATGATGTCAATGGCAAGTGGCAGATACATGCTCCAACTGATCAGATCAATAACGGCAATCAAACCGTGCGTAGAGACGATAAGTTTGCAGAACTGTTTCCAGGGCTAATGAAAAAGATCGTGGCAGGAATACAATCTAAAGCTGAAGAAATCAAAACTGCCAGTCAAGATATAGCACGTGGTGGCTATGATATCAGCAAAGCAGTATCTGACTTAAAATCAAAGTTTCCGTTGAGCTATGCATCTGATGATAAAAAAGAAGAACCTGAAGAAGATCCCAATGATGGTCCGGGAACTTATATGGTAACACAGCTAGCATCAGGAAAAACTGCACGTATTGAAGGCGAAAGCCGTCAAGATATTATCGCTAAGTTAACTACACGCTATCCCAATAGTACTGAAGAAGACTATACTATCGAGAAGCAAAACTAACACCTACCTTAGGACGTTATCGTTACTTTAGGTGTGCCCGGCTGCTGGGCTAGATGTTATGGGAGTCGTGCCCCGGAATGGCATCTTGAAGTGAGCATTTTTATTTCCGTTATGAATATTGCGATTTTCATACATCAGCCGGTATGTGCAGTAGATTCCGCAAACGGAATAATCAAATCCCTTTCACCTCAACACTCTTTTAAACTGTTCTCTCAAGATGAAGTTGAATCTACATTTTTTGATGATGTAGACTGTGTATGCTTTCCGGGAGGGTTCGGTGATGCAGATAGATTTGATAGACTACTAAAATGGAACTATGACAGCATCGTAGATTTTGTAAAAGGTGGTGGCAAATATCTAGGCGTCTGTATGGGAGCTTATTGGGCAGGCCCGCACTATTTTGATATACTAGACAATATAGAAGTTGAACAGTATATTCGAAGACCTAATACCTGCACACGTAGACCTCACCCAAAAGCCATGCCTGTTCAATGGTTAGACAATAGCGAAAGGATGTATTTCTATGACGGTTGTTGTTTTGTTGGCAATGATATGGACGTTGTGGCTCGTTACAGCAACAGTGATCCTATGGCGATTATACAAAGGAATGTTGGACTAATAGGCTGTCATCTAGAAAGTGAAGCTTGGTGGTACAATAAAAAATACCTCCAGCCGCATTGGCATGGAGGTATTCATTATCCGCTACTGCTTGATTTTGTTAATTCGATTTAAACAAAAACTTTTTGTGTAAGTGCAATCTTGCTTTATTATATTGAACAGCAGTAATAACTAGAGCAACTGCCCAAGGTACAATGGCTGCTGCCCACGGAACAAGTCCTGCCCACCATGCGGCCATCAATGGTTCTTTCATTAACATCAGCATGGCAACGGCAAACAATACAAATGATCCTATGAATACTGCGTCAGGCCAACGTTGCAGGATCTTACTGACCATAGTAGCACCAAACAAGATGATTGGCACTGAGATTAACAAGCCGGCAATGATAAGAACAAAGTTTCCATTAGCGGCTGCGGCAATACCTAGTGCGTTGTCTATGCCCATTACAGCATCAGCAACTACAATAGTTGATATGGCACCCCAAAAGGTATCTTTGGCTTCGATATTGTGTTCTCCGTGATCGAATACTAGTTTCCATCCAATCCATATTAGGGCCGCGGCTCCAATAGCACGTAGGCCTGGAATCATTAGTAGGTATGTTAGTGCGGCTACTGATACAAAACGTATAGCAATAGCACCAAAAGTACCCCAAAAGATTGCTTTCTTACGTAGTTCGGGCGGAAGTTTGTTTGCAGCCATTCCAATAACAAGAGCGTTATCACCGGCTAATACGATGTCTATCAGGATGATAGCGAGAAATGCCCAAAGGGCTTGAAGCGTGAAGAGTTCCATAATTTTCCTTGATTACAGTCTCACCTCTTCGTCTATATACCGGGCGTGTTTAGCCGTGTTGACGATATATAGAACCAGCACCTGCTGGTTAGTTACTCCCCTTGAGTTATTTATTCACCTACAATACGCTCGTAGATTTCTTTCCAGTTCTTTACTCTAGGAATCTCTGAGTGTTCAAAGTCCATATTATGTCCGTGTTCTACCAATAGACTCTTTAGACCTCGTTCCTGACCAGCCACAGCATTGGTGATCTTGTCCTCAATCCACCAATAGCCCTTGTCTCGATATGCATCTAGTACATCGTCTTTGTCTGCACCAGTTTCTAGGATAATGAACTTGGTAAATGCAGTTTTACCAAATAGTTTACACAGGTTCATTTTACGCAGAGCCTGTGCATTTTCATCCGAGCTCATTGATGTAATACAATGGAACACATAACCATGTTCTTCGTGCAGTCTTTTCACATAGAACATAGCATCACGCAAGGGCGGAAGGAATCCCATGTGCGCTGACTCATTGAACATTTTGATTAGCTTTTTGGCTTGATCCTTTTCGATACCGTAGCGTTTACCAATATCGTATTTGAACTGCCATTCTTCTGTTTTTTGGAAGCCATGTTGTTCCATCCAAACGGAAAATGCATACTCCCAATCTAGCAAGACGCCGTCTGCGTCAGTTAAAATGATTTTTTTCATACTGCTATTATATGCTCAGTTAATGATTTTGTCAACCCCTGTATAGTTTCCATAAATATTGAACACAAAAGGACACAGAAATGTTAGAAACGATTTGCGATATATTAGTAGAAGCATATAAACGAAATTGGATTACCAGCAGAGATGGCAATATCTCAATCCGTCATCACGATAGAGATCATTTTTATGTTACACCCAGCGGTGTGCGTAAGCAGACAATGCAGCCAGATCAGTTTAAGAAAGTCAAAATCAATAAATGGATCAACAGCGGCAATGGCGCTGGAGTATTTGGCTACGGTTGGGAAGAAATGCCCTACAGTGACATTTCAATAGGTCTAAAGCCCACAGGCGAAATGCCCCTGCATTTTGGACTGCAAAAAGAAATACACAAAGATGAAGTGCGTGTGGTCACACACATACATCCTACCTATATCGTTGCAGCCATGCATGCTGGTATTGAGCTTTCGGAGTTAGCCAAAGACTTCCCAGAACTCAGTCGCTATACAAGAGTAGCGCCTAATGTAGGAGATGTACCCCCTATCAGTCAAGAGCTAGGAGATCAGTGCCATGAAAAGTTGGGTTTAAATCACAGCACAGGTGAGATTAAGTATGATATCGTAGGAATAAAAGGCCACGGGGTTGTGGCTATAGACTCTACGCCATGGCGTAGTTTTGAACATATAGAGCGTCTAGAACATATCTGTAAAATAGTTCTAGCCTCAGGGAACTTTAAATGATAGAACTAATTTATACGTTAATAGTAACACACATTACCATAATATGTGTCACTGTTTACCTTCACAGACACCAAGCACACAGAGGAATAGAACTCCATCCCGTGCTAAGCCATTTTATGAGATTCTGGTTATGGCTTACAACTGGTATGACTACTAAACAATGGGTAGCAGTACATCGTAAACATCATCAAAACACCGATGTCGAAGGTGATCCTCACAGTCCGCATGTATTCGGAATCTGGCAGTTGATCTTTGGTGGAGTTAAGTTTTATAATCGTGCCGGCAGTGATGCGCACATGGTTATGAAATACGGTATGGGTACTCCTAAAGACTGGATTGAACGTAAACTTTATACACCCCACCACCGCCTGGGCATTCTCCTAATGTTGATCATAGATCTTTTGTTATTTGGGCCTTGGGGATTTCTAGTGTGGGGTGTCCAAATGCTATGGATACCTTTCTGGGCCGCAGGCTTTATCAACGGCGTTGGACACTGGTGGGGTTATCGCAACGGAGAAACCAAAGATCATTCACACAATGTAAGCCCTTGGGGAATATTAATCGGTGGCGAAGAGCTACACAACAATCATCATTTAGATCCTGCTAATCCTAAACTGAGCCGTCGTTGGTTCGAGTTTGACATCGGTTGGATGTATATCAAGATCTTAGAATTCTTTAGACTAGCTAAGATAAGAAACGCAATATAATAAGAAAGGACCCGAAGGTCCTTTCTTTTTCACTATAATATTAATAATCTGCTATGCAGAGATATAGTTAATAAATTATTTTTTAGTACCGTTATTTACAAAAGAATACATCTTTTCTGCAGTCTCTAGAACTTTATCAAGTCCTGGAAACTCAGGCATCTTAACTGTGCTAACGATTTGACCAGTCTTCTCATCACGAGTAGCAGTCAACTCCCATCCTTGGAACTTGACATGGTAATCTTGAGCAACTAGATCTTTAGCCATAGCTAGGATCTCTGTACGGATTTCATATCCATTCTTATTAAATTTAACTTCAGGTGCTTTCACTTCTGGTTGTCCATTTGTAAACATATTTTTCTCCTTGTGTGTGTATGTTTATTGGGCTGCTTTGTCTACTTTGTAGGGAGCGGTTGCAGCCTGCTCCTCTTTCTTAGGAAACAGATATTTACTAACTGAATCCACAGAATACTTAGCTACCTCAATGGTGTTATTAACGGCCATCTTGGCAAACTGTGTTTGTGCATCGATATAAGCGTGAGCTGCTTTGTTTAGAGCAGGATCTTTGAAAATTTGATCAGCAACTATTTTTTTAGTGCTTTGGAATGAATCGATGAAAAAAAGTGGTGTAAACATAAATCCTCCTGTGTCTGTATATGTAGTATTATATATCCCTAGGGGATATAAATCAAGAGTCAGCATGACTTAAAATCTCCGATCTTGCTCGATAAGCTCTATCATCTCTTGACAGTCTTCCCAATCTGTGAATCTACTGATGATTTTACTGTTATACGGTGTTAGGCTCTTAAGCAAGATATCGTCATCATCGAACTGTGCCACAGTGGTCACATAACCCCACTGATTGCGCCAAGGTCCCCATTGATGAAATGGTACTGCTTTGAAACTGTACATTTTAGTTTTTGAGCATTATTTCTCTAGCTAGGTCAGATCTGCCCATGCGAGTAAAATGCGTGGCTGCTCTTGCTCTGGCAAAACTGTCAAAAACTGATGCGACTGCTTTTAAAAATGATTTCATAGTATTTTTCCTTGTGAGATTTTGTATTCGAACTCTTTGGTAAAGTGTTCTACGTCTGCGGCATTCTGTGGATGCTTGCTTGAAATAAAGCGATCTAACTCGCTTTGATAGTGTTGTGCTGGAAACATTTCAGACAAACGTTCTAAAATATTCAGCATGTGATCGGTGATTTTTTTCATCCTGTGTCCTTTAAGTGTGTATCAGTATTTATACTGAGATATGTGCAACCGCACAAAATCTTTGGTTTTGACTTCATAGGTATTTTCCTGTAACATATGTTTAAATTGAGTTAAATATAATATCATTCGGAATCAACATGAAACTTAGAACTCGTTCGATCCTACAAGAACTAAATGAAATAGCGGCCACTAGAAATACCGAAGCTTTAATAGAGAGTCGAGCCACTAATATCATTAATTCTGCTATAAATCTTATAGAAAGCATAGGAAAGACCTACGATCCAGAAACCGCAGCAGAGCTAGAAAGACGCTTTGTCAATGCTATTCGCGGACAGGATCCTGCTAAGTTTACCCGAGGAATAAAGAAGATTGTAGAATCTAGACGAAGCAAGGCTACGAAACTAACAGATGATGAATAACCTATTTGAGGGCGGAAATGTTTTCAAAGGCCCAGATAAACAACCCTTAACACGTAGAATCACTCGTGATGAAATACCTACGACTATCGCTTATCTTGAAAAAGAAACAGGTGTAGATTTTACCACAGACAAAGATGAAGAAGGTGTGCCTATTAAGTGGCTAGGTACTACAGGACGTAAAGCAGACAGCGGAGACCTTGATCTTTCTGTTGATGCCAATGAGCTAGATAAAAAAGAGTTTGCTACTAAACTAATTTCTATTTTTGGAAAAGATTCAGTAAAACTCAGCGGCGACAGTGTCCATTTAAAAACTCCTATCAATGGAGATCCTGGCAACGGATTCGCCCAAACTGACTTTATGTTTAGTACAAATCCCAAGTTCCAACAGGGCAGTATGTTAGGTGGTGGAGCCGACAGTCCCTACCGAGGCGAGCATAGACACATTTTGTTAAGCAGTATTGCTCGCGCTAGAGGGATGAAGTACAGTCCTAAGAGCGGATTAGTTGATCCAGAAACCAACGAGCCTGTACCAGGCGGTGATGATTGGAACACCATTGCCAAACAACTGCTAGGACAAACTGCCACAGTTAAAGATATTCGTTCTGTGGAAGCTATCACAAACTACATCAAGAAACTGCCTAACTACGAAGAACTGATTGCCGCAGCTCAAGAAACCCTTGGCAGGTCAGGAATCAATCTTCCTAAAAAAGAAGCTGTGGAAAGCTACCGTCCAGGCACTATTGGCTGGATGAGACAAATGATTGATATCGTAAAATGAGATTCTGGGAAATACTAACCGAAGCCGAAACTCCTGCCCCAAAGAAAGTAGGTCGCGAGTTTAATCACTTAGAGGATCTAGTATTCACGGAACCCAAAGGAGCTCTACGTGCTGTAGAAATTCTAAAAGGTCTTGCACAAGATTCATCAGACGTTGCCATCAAGTGGGACGGCAATCCTACGGTTTATTGGGGCAGAGACGAAGACGGCACATTCCGTATGGTGGGCAAGAACAACTGGGGTCGTGAAGAGGGTAAAAGCTCTAGCCCAGAAGAGTTATCCCAGTTCATACAGAGTCGTGGCAAGGGCGAGGAATGGCGTGCCAAGTTTGCAGGCGATATGGCAGCGATGTGGCCTGTATTTGAAAAAGCTACACCCAAAGACTTCCGTGGCTATGTCTACGGAGATATCCTTTTCCATCCAGGCAAGCCCTACGATGGTGCCGATGGTCGCATGAGCTTCACTCCTAATCAAACAACTTATTCAGTCAAAGGCAACAGTGAAGTAGGTCGCAAGATATCCAAGGCTAAGATCGCTGTGGCTGCACATCAACAGTATGGTTACTTTGGTGACAAGAGCGGAGAGCCTTTTGAGAATCCAGACATCTTTGGTAGTAATCCAGAACTAGTAGTGTTCGGACAAACCTACGTCAGTCATCGCCCTGCGGTAAATGCCGACAACATCACAGCCATCGCCAAAGAAGCAAACAAGAGCTCAGCCAAGATAGATGCACTGTTAGCACCACAGCCCGGGCTCAGCGATCTACAGAATATCATCTATACCTATGTCAATCAGCGCAGCCGTGAAAAAGCTCTAGACAACGTCAATGGCGGCGACTTCTTTGATTGGCTAGGCAGCAGCAAAGTCAGTGCCCCTAAACAACAAAAAATCGCACAGTTGAGCAATCAACACGGTGGGGTCTTAGACAGCATGTTTTTCCTAGTCAGAGAGTTGATGAAAGCCAAGGATGAAGTAATCCGTGAGCTTGATCAAGCAGAAGGTGACATCACTGCTAACACAGGCGGCAAGCCAGGTGGCGAAGGATACGTCAAGGGCAAAGACTCAGTAAAACTAGTGCCTAGAGACCGTTGGACTCCATTTAGACCCGATTAATAGGTCTATATACCTGATTTTTCTTCCAAAATATAAATACTAATGCCGATCCCGGAGCGGGATCACGATTTAGAGATAAGGAGAAAAATCATGGCAGACGTAACAAGTAGAGTAGAAACAGTCAGCAATGCTGGCGCAACAGTAGCAACACTAGGTGCTAACTTTGGCAAGCACAGCATTAACCAAGCTGACGTTGGTAATGAGTTTATCATTTCCGTAACAAAGAGCGGTTCAGGTAACGTTACTGATACAGTTCTAGCAGCAGTTCGCGCACAGTTATCATTAGCCGGTGGCGACAAGTCTGGTACAGACGTAGGCGGTCCAGATGCTTTCACAATCGCAGCTATCGGTACACAAGATGGTTCAGCTTTTGTAAGCGGAACAACTACAGTTGTATTCCTAAGAGTACAAGGTACAGGTACACCTAACCTAACTACAGTTTCTGGTGCTACACTAGCACAAGTTGCTGAGTTTACACCAGCACTATAATTTCCTAGGGATGGGAAGCGGGCCTACAGGTTATGCTGGGGCCTTTTTTAAATAGCATTTCAAGGAGAATAATATGGCAGATGCATACAATCAAACAATCAGCGGCGGAGTATCGACCACATTGGGTGGAAACACCAAGAGAATTTTCCCAAGTAGTGAGTTGGGAACACCAAAGATTACGCCAGTAATTATTAACGTGAACGGACAGATTCTTCCTTCGGGTATGGACACATGGGCTGATGGCGATACTGATGAAGACAATTATCTTATCACCAGCGACTATCAAACACAAGGTGACGTGTTTTTAGCAGTACAGGCTGTACAACAGTTCTGTACTGTCTACGAAATAGGATGTAGCAGTGACAGCAGTTATCTCACAGTCTTGTGCAGAGATAGCAGTATTCCATACGATGCGGGCGATACATTTCAAAACACAGGAAACACTATTACTAAACTACAAACAGTAGTTCGTGCCGCATTGGGCGGTGCCACTGTGTTAGTAACCATAGGCCGTATCAAAGACGACGATACAAGAAATTAATAATTTTTGTTAATCAAAATCAAGAGCGGATTTATTCCGCTCTTTTTTTATCTGCGTAAATAATGTCATGGCAAGATATAAAGTTATTACTCTCGTGGATATAACAAGGTCTAATCCCGGAAGAGACGAAACTGATCGACTGAGATTAGGGCAGCAGGCTAACTTTAACTCATTGGTACAGGCCATAGGACTGCGTTCTAACGTATATTGGGAAGTTGATCCCCGACGACACACGGGATCATTGCCACTGCCTTTAGTGGGCAAAGCTGTTCATTGGGTCTGGGAGTTTGAAGTTGAACGAGAAGACATATTTCTTAAAGACGATGATCCAGTACTACTATTAGTAGAAGATCTGCACGGAGTTCCTGTTATTGATCAGCTAAATAATTCAGCAGACATAACACCGTCGGCGTTTCAATCTAAAGGTAAACAGGCAAATATCTGGATTTATAAAATAAACTAAACCGGATAAATAAAACATATAGGCTCACGTTAGGCGTATTCAATCATACATTAGGCACATGGCTCGGAGCGAGCACTTGACTTATAACATTGGAGATAGCCGAAATGGCCACAGTAGTAGAGCGAGTAGGTGTACTTGAAACTAAAGTACAACACATAGATGAAAAAATTGACGATCTTAAAATAGGCGTCAAAGAAATGCACGACTGTTTAGATAGAACAGGCGATGATCTCAAAGCACAGTTAAAGATCATACACGACGATTCATGCAAACAGCACAATGAGTTGGCAGGCAAGATCAAAGATTTAGAAAAACAGAAACAAAAATTAATGACCTATGGCCTAGTAGGCATGGCATTCGTAGCAGGTTTAGGCTGGACAGGCCAAGTTAACATCCAAACACTTTTCAAGTTCTTTGGAATCTAAAATATACACAGTTAAATAAAGGACCAATAAGGTCCTTTTTTTATGACCAATGTCAGCAAGAAGTTCGCTTCTGTAGTAGAAACAGCACAGAAAAAGTTACTTGATGATGGGTTTATCATGCCTGTCAAAACTGACACGGGCATAGAAATAGGCACAGCCAAAATAGTTTCTAGATCAAATATCAAAGCTGTATATAATAAAGGCGAGTTAGTGTTTGATAACATCAGCTTAAATGACGTAGCTATTAAGTTAGCAAATATGTTAGCACAGCGCAAAGACTGGTGGAAAATGACACCTCTTTATAATGCTGATCAGGATTACGGAAAGTGGTTTACGGACTGTCAAGTTTTAATGGCTTCGCACAGAACTGCACTGAAAAACCAAGATTTTGACAAGGCGGATATGTTTTTTGCTAGATATCAAGAAAGCAAAGCCAAGGCAGTTTATGCTAGAAAAATGGTAGAAACTTTATTGAAAGGTTGAGAATAAATATAGTATCATACTGGATCCAAGGATTATGAAAACAACAGACATTTTTACCAGACCAAATTCAAAGGCTTTGAACGAAAGCATCCACAAAGTTTTTGGAAAAAAACTTAACCTCGAGCAGTTCGATCTAGCTCAGTTACAGGATGCTCGAAACAAACTAAGAACTCAAATCAGTCAGGTTCGATCAGAATCTAGCTTCAACGAGAATCTAGAAAATGACGCATATCACAGAGCTCAGTGGATGCTAGATGCTATCAATGCTGAGATTTCAGAACGCGATGAGTTCGCCATTGAAGCAGAAGAAATAAACGCTGACGAAACAGTAGAAGAATCCCAAGGAGAAGAAATGACAAAAGTAACAGAAGGTGAGATCCAACAAGCTAGTGCGATCGTTACCGCAAAAACAATGGTAGACAGAGTAGGTCGCTGGATTGAAGAACTTTCTGGTATGGAGAACGATACACTCCTACAGTTAGGTGATTCTATCCGTGACGAAATGGGACAAGAGCAGGCTAAGAACTTTATTTCTACAGTAGCTCCCGCAATCCAGCAAGCTCTCGAAAATCTAAAGAGTGCTCGTGAAACCTTATCAACAGGAGTTCGCGCACTGACCGGTGAAGAGCAACCAGCAGAAATGTTAGGCTCTGAACCAGAGGCAGGTGGTGATATGGAAGCACCCAGCGAGTTAGACACAATGAACGCTGAGCCAGACATGGGCAGTGAAGATGAGTTTGCCGCAGCAGAACCTGCTGCCGGTGGTATGGAAACTGCTGGTCGTGAACAGCGTGAAAGCATCGAACGTCAGAACAGTCTTTTAAAAGTTCTAGCAGGATGAGATTTTCTGAAATAAACATGGAGGCTCCACAGCCTCCATTTGCACAGCCTGGTGCCGCTCCTGGTGCTACTCCGGGAACTACTACGTTGACTCCCGGGCAGTCGGTGTCTCAGGACCCCCAGGCTCAGCAAAAGATGATGGCTCAACAGGCGCTTGATCGTGCCAATCAGAAGAAAGAACTTCAAGACGCTATCAAACAGAAACAACAAGAACTAGCCGATCTACAAAAACAGCTCGCACAGATAAAATGAGATTTTTTGAATTTTCTGAAACACAGCCTATTGACAAGTTTGTCAACACATTGAGAAATCTCATAGGCCGTGCTGCGTCTAAAAAAGCTCCAGCCAACATGAACTGGGCAGCATTGGACAAGATAGTTCAATCTAATGGTTTTGAGTTGGCCATGGACTATGAGACTTTTAAGTCTATGTATGACTCAAATCCAATCATACAGCAGTTTGTAAAAAACTTTAACAGCGATGGTATTGAACTTAATGTTCCCGGAGCTCCTGATTCAGATCAAACCCAATCTCCGCAGGAAAAAGGACAGACTAGCCAAGATGCTGTGGACCAAACAGCAGCTTCTGCAGCCGCAGGACAGTTGTCTCAAAGTCAAACAACTCCCCAGGTTTGACAAAACAAAAATAATCCTGTAATATATACAGGATGCAAATACAATATAATCCTCCTCCGTTCGTTGAACGATTCCAATACAAGAACTGTCAACAGGTCAACGACCCTGTTACTCGAAAAAGAGTCTATCTAACTCCAGACGGAGAAAGTCTGCCATCTGTGACTACTATTCTAAGTGCTACCAAAGACATGACAGCACTGAACGAATGGAAGAAGCGTGTAGGAGAAGAAAAGGCTCGACAGATCACTACAGAGGCTGCAGGCGTAGGTACAGCCATGCACAGTAACTTAGAACGATTCATCGCCGGTCTTCCTAGACAGCCCGGAAATAATCCAGTGCATGTGCAGGCCAATAAAATGGCCGATCAAATCATTGTCAATGGTTTGTCGCAGGTCAAAGAAGTATGGGCTATGGAACAAAGTTTGTACTTTCCAGGACTGTACTCGGGCACCACTGACCTAGTAGCTGTCTATAAAGACAATCCTTCAGTTTGCGATTATAAGCAAACAAACAAACCTAAAAAAGAAGAATGGGTCGAAGACTATAAAATGCAGCTGATTGCCTATATATTAGCACATAATGAAGTCTACGGCACAGACATTCGCGAAGGGCATGTGTTTATGTGCAGTCGTAACTGTGAATATCAACAGTTTGATCTATGGTCCACGGACTTTAACAAGTATCAGGATCTTTGGCTTGATAAGGTAGAAGAGTACTATAACAGTCTAAGATAAATACCCTATAACGGGAATTTACATATGGCTGTCGTACAGATATCTAAAATACAGGTCCGCAGAGGCCTAAAAAACTCTGGAATCGGTGTTCCACAACTAAGCTCAGCTGAGTTTGCCTGGGCAGTTGATTCGCAAGAACTTTACATAGGTAACGGCAGTGTTGCTGAAGGTGCTCCCTATGTTGGTAATACTAAGATCTTAACTGAGCACGATAATATATTAGAACTTGCAGGCAGTTATCAGTTCGCTGCCCAAGATCCAGCGATCGCTTATTCAGTTCCTCGATCGCTGCAAACAAAGATAGATGAAATCGAAGTCAGCGTTATCGACTTTGGTGCAGTAGGAGATGGATCAACATCTAATAACACAGCATTTGAAAATGCATTGGACGACCTGTTCATTAGAAATGCTGGTGTATACAGAAAGATTTTAAAAGTTCCTAACGGACACTATCTATTCACATCAGATCTTAAAATACCTAGCGGAACTATTATACGTGGCGAGACTCAAAAAGGTGCAGTGTTAGAGTTTGGTGCTAACAACATCACATTCGTTACTGCCACAGGCCTTGAGCTGTCTTCTTTCGATTCTACTAATAGACCACGCGATGTAGAAATCAGTAATATATCTATTAATCGTTCAACGGGTCAGTTTGTATTAACTGGAGTTAAAGATACTATCATTGATAATGTTATATTCCAGGGAGAACATATTCCGGGATCGTCAGTGCTGTCCTTGACATCTCGACCTGCTGCAATATTTTGGCAGAACTTAGTTGACAAACCTAAGACCACAGGAATCGTATTTAGAAACTGTAAGTTTAACGATCAACCATTGGCTGTTAAATGTCTACAAGATGATCAAGCTGATACTTCTGTCAGCTTCCAAGGTTGCCATTTCTTTATCAATGATGTTGGTGTTTATGTAGAAGGCACACTAGGTCAGATATCTAACTGGAGCTTTGATGCTTGTAAGTTTGAAGAAATATATCGACAGGCATTTTATGCTACAGCTGGACGAGGATTTTTATTCACAGAATGCGATTTTATCGACTGCGGTAACGCATCTGGCAACTCAGCAAGTCCTGATTCAACAGCCACTGAAATAGTTTATTTTGAAGATTTCAAAGACAATAGATTGATCGAATGTACCAGTGATAGACATCAGTCATACTCTATCACTTCCAGTGAAACACGCAAGGCCTATCCAGAGGTAATCAATGCTGGTGTGGTCAAGTTTGTAGATAGACAGTATGCAGACATTAGACTAAGTGTATCTCAAACACCATTGGCAGTATTCTCGGCCTTGACAAAGTTTATCAACATCGAGTATACTTTAAAACTAAACACACACACTAGAAATGGTAGACTGACCATCACAGTAGATGATGATCGTACCAACGTTGCAATCACCGACGAGTTTCAATATTCGTCTTCACTTATCACATCGCTAGGAGGAACTCTTATGACAAATTTCCAATTCGGAGTATCTTTAAAAGACAACGATTCTAACGGATCAGTTGATACTGTATTATTAAGTTATGAGAATCCTTCTACAAATATAGCCGATACCGGAACGATCTCATATCAAATCAGCTACGGTGTTTGATCTATACGGCAACGATAGACTAACCGAATGGCGCAACTTTAGAACTAGGCTTGAAACCAGCGAAACTGCTTTAGAAGATAATCTTATCTTTTGGAAAAAAGCACCATTCGTTAGTCCTTATCTTGATCCTTTTAATGCAGGATCCTGGCCCGATCCTTGGCATTTGGTACTAGATGATAGGCTAGATCATCTAGCAATTTGTCTTGGTTTGCTGTATACTCTTAAGTTAACTCAGCGGTTTATGAGCTGTGATTTTGAGATACATATGGCTATGTCCGAAACGAAAAAACCCACTGACTTTTATCTTGCGATTGACAAAACATTCGTATTAAACTATGACAGCAACGCGGTTTTGAGTGCCAACGACGTCGCCCACCTAAAAACCAACATCATATGGCAGACTAATATTCTGCCATAAATATTTTTCCATTAGAACAAAAAAGAGAGCAACAGTTTATGACTATTTCGGTACAAAAAAGAAACGGGCAGAAAGAGCCTTTGCACATTGAAAAATGGCAAGCGCAGATTGCAAAAGTATGCCAGGGGATTGCCGATGTCAGTCAGTCGATGATAGAAATCAAAAGTCAACCGCACTTCTATGATGGCATCACTACTAGAGAGATTGATGAAATCACTCTTAGAGCTATCGTTGACCTCATCGACGTAGAAGCAAATCCTGACATCGGACATGTTAACTATCAGTATGTAGCTGGTAAACAAAGATTAAGTATGTTACGCAAAGACGTCTACGGTCAATACGAACCGTTACGCCTTTATGAAATCGTAAAAAGAAATATCAAGGTTGGCCTGTACACTCCAGAATTACTTGAATGGTATTCTGAAGAAGAGTGGGATCGCATGGACGACTTTGTAGATCATGAAAAGGATGAGTCCTATTCATATGCTGCCATAGAACAGCTAATCGAAAAATATTTGGTTAGAAATAGAAGCAGCAAAGAAATCTATGAAACTCCACAAGTTCGATATGTCATTGCCGCAGCCACGGTAATGCACAAAGAAGATCAACCCTCTAGATTAAAATATGTTAAAGAATATTACAACGCTGCCAGTGATGGTCTTTTTACTCTTGCTACTCCTGTACTCGCTGGCCTTGGTACTCCTACCAAACAGTTTAGTAGCTGTGTTCTTATTCGTAGCGATGATGATCTCGATTCTATTTTTGCCAGTGGAGAAATGATGGCCAAGTATGCCAGCAAACGTGCTGGTATTGGGTTGGAGATCGGACGTCTACGTCCACTAGGCAGTCCCATCAGAGGTGGTGAGATCATGCACACAGGTATGCTGCCTTTTCTTAAAAAGTGGTTTGCTGATCTAAGGAGTTGCAGTCAAGGTGGAATCCGTAACGCTAGTGCTACAGTGTTTTATCCTATTTGGCATCATCAGTTTGATGATCTCATCGTGCTTAAGAATAATCAAGGAACTGAGGAAACTCGTGTCCGACACATGGACTACGGAGTTGTACTATCAGCGTTCTTTTGGCGTCGTTTTAAAAACAAAGAAAATATTACTTTCTTTGATCCTAACGAAGTGCCTGATCTATACGAAGCCTTTTACAAAGACACACCTTTGTTTGAAGAGCTCTATGTAAAGTACGAAAAGAAATCTGGTCTAAGAAAAAAGACCATGAGTGCAGAAGATGTATTCAAAGGTGGTATTCTCAAGGAAAGGACTGATACTGGTCGCATCTATCTAGTGTTCATTGACAATGTTATGAACCAAGGACCATTTGACCCAGAATACCATACTATCTATCAGTCCAACCTATGCTGTGAGATCCTATTACCTACGAAATCATTTAAGAGGCTCGACGATCCGGAAGGCCGAATTGCTCTTTGCACCCTTGGGTCCATTAACTGGGGTGCCTTCCGCAATCCTGAGGATATGCGCCGTGCTTGCCGTGTATTGCAGCGCAGTCTTTGCAATATTCTTGATTATCAAGATTTTCTAAGTATACAAAGTAAACTTAGTAATGATGAAATACAACCATTGGGCATCGGTGTTACTAACCTAGCCTATTGGCATGCTAAGAGGAGTTTGAAATATGGCGACAAAGACGCATTGGCAGAAGTTAAATCTTGGATGGAACATCAGGCCTACTATCTTACCGAAGCCACAGTCGAACTGGCCAGAGAAAGAGGATCCTGCTTGGACTCCGGCAAGACTTGGTACGGCAGAGGAGTGTTCCCCTGGGAAAGAAGATCCCCAGGAGTCAACGAGCTTGCTGATTTCACACCCGAGCTTGATTGGGAAACGCTTAGGACGGAAATGAAACAACACGGAGTGAGAAATGCCACGCTGATGGCTATCGCTCCTGTAGAATCTAGCTCGGTGGTTATTAACAGTACCAACGGTATTGAAATGCCAATGAGCCTAATCACTGTAAAAGAAAGTAAAGCAGGATCATTTACACAAGTGGTCCCTGAGTATCATAAGTTGAAGAACAAGTATCAACTGATGTGGGATCAGAAAGACTGTAGCGGATATCTAAAAACCGCAGCAGTGTTACAGGCCTATGTGGATCAGAGCATTTCAACCAATACATTCTATAATCCTGCACACTTTCCGGATCGTAAAGTATCTACAACATTGATTATTAAAAATCTAATGCAGGCGCAGTTATGGGGTATAAAAACTTTCTACTACAGCTTGATAAACAAAGCCGGCGCCAAGCACGAAGACCGAACACCGGAAGTACATTACAATGGTTTCCATAATGAACGTGAAATCATCGAAGAAGACACAGAGGACTGCGAAGCCTGCAAACTATGAGCACACAACAATATAACCTAACTACCAAAACCGATTATCTTAATCGTAAAATGTTTCTTGACCCACAAGGGCCAGTGACCATTCAAAGATTTGAAGAAGTCAAATACAAAAAAATCGCAGACTTTGAAACTACTGCACGTGGTTTCTTTTGGGTTCCGGAAGAAATCAGTCTAGCCAAAGATGCCAACGACTTTAAGGATGCATCAGATGCAGTTAAACATATCTTCACTAGTAACCTGCTTAGGCAAACTGCTCTTGACAGTCTGCAAGGTCGCGGCCCAAGTCAAATCTTTACTCCGGTCGTAAGCCTTCCGGAACTAGAAGCATTGGTCTACAACTGGACATTCTTTGAAACTAACATTCACAGTCGCAGCTATAGCCATATCATCCGTAACATCTACAACGTGCCCAAGGAAGTATTCAATACTATCCACGACACTAAAGAAATCGTAGATATGGCATCGAGTGTTGGCAAGTATTACGATTATCTACACAGATTGAACTGCCGTAAAGAACTCAATGATAACGGTATCGCAGTCAGTGAAGAGGAACATATTAAATCTATTTGGCTAGCATTGAACGCCAGCTATGCCTTAGAAGCATTCCGTTTCATGGTATCATTTGCTACAAGTCTAGCAATGGTAGAGAACAAGATCTTTATCGGTAACGGCAACATCATCAGTCTAATCCTACAGGACGAACTACTACACAAAGGTTGGACTGCTTGGATGATCAATCAAGTGGTCAAAGAAGACAGCCGCTTTGCCAAAGCCAAACAAGAATGCGAAGCAGAAGTCTATCAACTCTATATTGATGTGATCCGTGAAGAAAAAGAATGGGCTGACTATTTGTTTAAGAAAGGTCCTGTTATTGGATTGAATGCCAATATTCTCAAAGACTTTGTTGACTATACAGCAGCCACAGGTCTAAAAGAAATTGGAATCAAGTATCATCAACCTGCACCAAAAACTACTCCTATTCCTTGGTTTAACAAACACAGCGATACGCATAAAAAACAGACAGCCCTACAAGAAAACGAATCGACAAACTACGTTATTGGTGTAATGAGTGATTCGATTGCATATGAAGAGCTACCGGAGTTATAATGTATAAAGCACAGTTTAAATCTCGAAACCCTTTTGAATCTTGGACCAGTCTAGGATCTTTCGGAACTGAGACACAGGCCATTGCCGCTGCCTTAAATAAAAAGAAGAAAGGTGCCATTATGGTCAGAGTCGTAGACAAAACGGGATCAGTGGTTTATTCTGGTTAAGAAAGGAAAATGATGAAAGCAGTTGTATGGAGTAAGTATCATTGTCCTTATTGTGATCAAGCTAAAGCATTGCTGACACAAAAAGGCATTGGATTTGAAGAACGTAAAATCGGTGATGGTTACAGCAAAGAAGATCTATTAGAAGCAGTACCTACAGCAAGAACAGTACCGCAGATTTTCTTGGACGAACAGTTAATCGGTGGATTCACAGAACTTAAAAAATATTTTGAAACACAAAACTTATAAGGAAAAACATGTTAATAGATAGAGGCGTAACCCCAGGCGAAGTTGTAACTATCCGTCTTTCTGCCGGAGAAGAAATAATCGCTAAGTTAGTAGAAGAAACAGACAGTCATTACAAAATTAATAAACCAATGACTTTGAGCATGAGTCAACAAGGTATTGGTATGATGCCTTTTCTTTTCACAGTGAATATGGACAAAGATCTAAGTATCGCTAAATCCAATGTCACTGTTATCAGTTCAACTGCTACAAGTTTTGCTGATCAATACGTTCAAGGTACCACTGGTATCGCAATGAGATAAAATATGTCACCAGTTGCTAGAATAGGAGATACAATAGCTACAGGACATGGTTGTGATGGAACCACAACTTTGACAGGCCCCTCTGGCGATGTATTTGCAAATAACATCGGAATAGAAAGACAGGGTGATCCTACTGTAGTACACAGACTGACTGGAAGAGGCTGTGGAGTGACTCACACTGCGGTAGTAAATGCAGGATCGAGTACTGTGTTTGTTAATAATAAACCTATTGCAAGAGTAGGTGATTCTGCCGATGCAGGCTCAGTAACATCTGGTTCACCAAATGTCTTTGCGGGTGGCTAAATGAAAAAATTATTTTGGAACATTTTAGGATTCTTAAGTTTGGGCATGGCCTATATTGGAATCATTACTCCTGGCGTACCCTATAGTATCTTTGTGGTATTCGCTGCTTACTGTTTTAGCAAAGGCTCAGAGCGTATGCATCGTTGGATCTACAATCACAAAATCTTTGGACCTTTCTTAACTAACTGGAATGAACGACGTGTGTTCCCACAAAAGATGCGTTATCTAATGTTAGGTATGATGACATTGAGTTTATGTATTATGTTTTTCACAGGAGTGAAACCTATAGGAATCTTATCTACCGCAGTGTTCATGGCTCTAGTGGCTGTATGGGCCTGGCGCTTTCCAAACTCTGTAGAAGAACACGATCAAAGAAAACAACAGGGGCGAAAGATTGGATGGTTTAAATGAACTACACTATTCACAAACTTTTTCCCACCCCTGTCTATCATTCTACAATACCCGCACTTGATCCTATAACTCTACACAAGTTAATGAACAACGAGTGGGTGGCGCCTGGATATCTTGGTGCCAATCGCACACACAAAGAAAGCGCAAATAGAAAAATACTGCATAGACCCGAACTGTCTAACCTAAAGAAGATCGTACAAAAACACATAGATTTTTATGTATTTGACGTGTTGGGTGTAGCGCCAGGGCTGTCATGGGAGATATCAACTAGTTGGGTCAACCAAAATAGCAAAGGTGACTTCCATGATAATCATTATCACACCAACAGCATGATCAGCGGAACCCTTTACCTCAAAGTTCCAGATCAAAGCAGTTCTATATTTTTTCATCGCGACAAAGGCCATGAAAATTTATGGAGTACTCTATTAATAGAGTTTGAAAAGGACAACGAATACAATGTTGCTAGCATAGGACTTGCTCCTAACGATTTTGATATCCTTATCTTTCCTTCTATATTAGCTCACAGCGTTACTACCAACACCAACGATGAAGATAGATTCAGTTTAGCTTTCAACGTTTGGCCTAGGGGAACTATCGGAGAGGGCGGCAACTGCGAACTCACGCTATGAAGGATTTTTCTGTAACTCCTTTGTTTGCTGTTCCTTTGTATAGAGCTGTGCTAGGTCCAGTAGATAGCAAAACAAAAAACTACATTGAAACTTTAAAGTTTGAAAGAATGCCTTCGGACAACGGAGACTATACTTCAGATAAAACTGTTCTAGAAGATTCGAATCTTAAAGATTTAAAAAATAAAATACAAGATCACGTTGATTTTTTTCTCTACGAAGTTTTAGACTGCAAGCAAACTCAAAAGTTTGAAATACAAAACAGTTGGATCAATAAACACCAGCAACATGATTTTGCCGGATCCCATAATCACACTAACAGCCTAGTCAGTGGAGTCTATTATATCTCAGTTGAAGATCAAAGTGGTGCCATACAGTTTGAAAAGAACAAAAGCTACTTTAATCTATGGCCAGATTTGATTGACATAGAGTTTAACAACGATCTAGAGAAGACTAATATATTCAATGCCCAGGCTTGGGCGATAACACCTACAAATGGAGACATAGTTTTGTTTCCTTCTCATCTACATCATTCTGTTTATGAAAACCATTCAGAAAGATTAAGATACAGCCTAGCTTTTAACGTATTCCCTAGAGGAGTACTGGGCGGCAAACTCAATACCTTGAGGTTATAATGGAAAAAGTAGATTTAGATTTTTTAGTATCAATCGCACAGGAAGTAGAAGGTGCAGATCCCATAGACTGGGGCCGATTGAGCATGGGCAAAGAAGAAGCCTATAAAATGATCGGTTCAAGCATTTTGGAAATGTTTGACAAGTCCGAGTACAAATACGATGACAAGGTTATCCTACTAAGCACGATTACCAAACTCACTGTAGAAAACATGCTTTTGAACCTCAAGATCTTGACACTTCAGCAAAAACAGGTATAATAAGATTACTGCGTTTGAATCAGGCGCACTATATGTTTTTATAAATACTTTTACAAGGAGGGGCAAGACCATGAGACAAAAAAAACTCGTAATGGAACTGTACAAGGCTTGCTTCGACCACGACGCCAAGAAGATGGCTGAACTTAAGAAAAAAGAGTTCGAGAAGATCTTGAAACGCAAGGCCGAAGGTAGACCGTTTACAAACCGTTGGACCGTGGTTCAGATTTAAATCTGTAACACAAATGTAACAGGACACACACAAAAGAGCGGTAAATATTGCTATGCAAAAAACTTACCGCTCTATTTTTATCTCCGATGTTCACTTAGGAACCCGCGATTGTAAAGCGGAACAGCTGAACAACTTCCTCAAACACAACACCTGCGAAACTCTCTACATGGTAGGCGACATCATTGACGCATGGCGTATACAACAAAACAAGTGGAGATGGAAACAAAGTCATACTAATGTGGTTCGACGTATCATGGGTCATGCCAAACGTGGCACACGAGTGATCTATGTCGCAGGCAATCACGATGAATTTTTAAGACCATTGATGCCCTATGGTATTGGATTTGGTAATATTGAAATAGTAAATCAAATAGAACACATAGGCGTAGATACCAAACATTATCTAGTGGTTCATGGTGATATGTTTGACGGTATTACTAGACTAGCACCTTGGATCAGTTTTTTGGGTGACAAGGCCTATGATTTTGTTTTAAATCTAAACAATAAGTTTAACTGGATTAGACATCGTTTAGGATTCGGTTATTGGTCATTGAGCAAGTATCTCAAGGTTCGTGTTAAGAAAGCTGTAGACTTTATATTCCAGTTTGAACGAAACCTAGCGGCCTATTGTAAAAAAAGAGGGTTTGATGGGGTTATCTGCGGACATATACATCATGCTGAAATCAAAGAAATAGATGGCATCATATACATGAATGATGGCGATTGGGTTGAATCAATGACTGCTCTAGTAGAGCATCACAATGGTCGTTGGGAAATAGTTACATGGACTAGGGAGCGAGATGATGTGGATAATGATTCTATTGGCGGTACACATAAACAATCCTCAAGACGTACCGGGCAGAATAAATCTAGTGTTTCAAGATCAACAGACTTGCGAACAGGTATTAGCGACTATGACCTATCGCCTAAAGTTTGATAGTTTTAAAGTAGAAGCAAAATGTCAAAAACAATCTTAATCATAACTGACAACCTAAAGGATCAAATCAATGGCGTTGTTACCACTTATAAAAACATTGAGGCTTGTGCGATTCTGGATGGTTATCGCGTTGTTTACATTACTCCCGGGGACTTCCGCTACTTTGATTGTCCTGGCTACAACGAAGTCAAGATTGCCTATCCAAGGGCGATGGGCAAGAAGATTGAGGAGATCAATCCGGATTATATCCATATCGCCACAGAGGGTCCTATTGGTCTGTCTGCTAGAAAATATCTTTCAAAACATAATATTCGCTACAATACTGCTTATCATACTAAGTTCCCTGAAGGACTCCGTGCTTTATTTGGAATACCTGAAGCCATTACTTGGCCTTTAGTACGCTGGTTCCACAAACATGCAGGCAAGGTATTAACCACTACTGACACAATGGTTAAGGAGTTGCGTGATCATGGATTTGATGGCGATGTTATTCCCTGGACTAGGGGTGTTGATCGTGATATATTTTCTCCTTCCTTGAGAGAAAACTTACCTAGCAAGTATCTGGTATGCGTTAGCCGTGTTAGTAAAGAAAAGAATCTAGAAGAGTTTTTAGAAATGGATTATCCAGGCTACCAAAAGATCATGGTCGGTGACGGACCGATGTTAGAAACATACAAGGCTCAATATCCAGATGTAACATTTACTGGATTTAAAACAGGCATAGATCTAGCTCGATATTATGCCAATGCAGAAGTGTTTGTATTCCCTAGTCGTTGGGAAACATTTGGACTTGTAATGATTGAAGCTATGGCCTGCGGCACTCCCGTGGCAGCATACCCTTGTCAAGGACCAGAGGATGTCATAGATGAGGGTATCACAGGATGTATGAATGAAGATTTAAAACAGGCAGTTAAAGATGCTCTCATGTTGGATAGGAAACGAGTTTGGGCAGGTAGCGGTCGCTGGACTTGGGAACGTGCTTGGGAAATATTTAGAGACAATCTAGTCAATAAAGTATAACTCGCCTCGCTGGTGGCGTAGAATAGGAAAAATAACCAGTAATAGGATCTTGACTGATCCTATTTTTTTCTGTATTATTTAAGTACATTCCATCTATAAAAGATGAGTGTTAAATAACTATATTGCTGTATGAAGCAGACCCAAAAGGGTTCTGGACGCGGGTTCGACTCCCGCCTGGTCCACCATAAAGGAGATTAGTATGGATAACGATTATAGTACACTAGTTGGCTTTATTGTTGTTATCATTGTATTTGCTCTAGTCCTTTTATGATGGGCCAGTCATGGTTTCGACAGGGTCAAGAGTAGGCGAGTGGACAGCA